TGGACCTATACCAAAGATGCTAATGATAAATGAAATTGGTCGAAGGGTTATGCAAGGGGGTAGCCGTAGGTCTGCTATCTATGCTAGTCTTAATTGGAAACATGCCGACATTGATAAGTTTCTTACTAGTAAAAACTGGTATGAGATGCCTGTTGGTAGCACAGGTTTTACTATTGGTCAGGTTAAGGAACAAGACTTTAACTTTGTCGCACCAATGGATATGACAAATATTAGTGTGAACTACGATACTGAATGGCTATTAAACTATTGGGAGACAGGAGATGTGGGGAATACTTTTAAGCAGAATACCCGCCAAGCCTTACAGACCGCTGAACCGGGGTTTAGTTTTAACTTCTTTGATAAAGAAAATGAAACACTTCGTAACGCTTGTACAGAAGTAACATCCGAATCAGATTCAGACGTATGTAATTTAGGGTCGGTTAACCTTGGCAGAGTAGATACAATAAAAGAATTTAAAGATATAGTAGCACTAGCTACAAAGTTTCTTATGTGTGGTACACTCAAGGCAAAGCTTCCCTATCAGAAAGTGTACGATGTACGTAATAAAAATCGTAGGCTAGGTCTTGGTTTAATGGGTATGCACGAGTGGCTTATCAAGCGTGGGTCTAGTTATGAAGTAACTGATGAACTGCATCAATGGCTTGGAGTTTATAAGGGAGTGAGTGATGATATTTCTAGGAAGACTGCTGATGAAATGGAAGTTAGTAGGCCAGTAGCTAATCGTGCTATTGCACCTACAGGAAGCATTGGCATCCTTGCTGGAACAAGCACAGGGGTAGAACCTATATATGCTGTAGCCTACAAGCGTAGGTATTTAAAAGGTGGTACACGTTGGCACTATCAGTATGTAGTAGACAGTGCAGCACAAGAATTAATTGACCTATACGATACTAAGCCAGATGACATTGAGTCTGCTCTTGATCTTGCAGAAGATTATAAAAGACGCATGAAGTTTCAAGCTGACGTACAAGACTATGTAGATATGTCCATCTCTTCTACTATTAATCTACCATCATGGGGCAGTAAGCTAAACAATGAAGATACTGTTGATGATTTTACTAACACTCTTGCCTCTTACGCACACCGCTTACGTGGCTTTACTGTATACCCTGACTCATGTCGAGGTGGGCAGCCATTAACAACTGTACCTTACAAGGAAGCTGTTGCTAAGTTAGGAGAAGAGTTTGAAGAAGGACTAGAGACACATGATATTTGTGACATCACAGGACACGGAGGCAGCTGCGGAGTTTAATGCATACTTATTGTTCTTATAAAGACGAGTTACCTAAAGAACTTTGTAAAGGTTTAGCTAACATTGGGAAAGAATTAGATAAGGATGAGGCTAAAGTTTATAAAGAAGGCAACGATATTAAAATGAAAGAGGTTAGAAACAACAGGATTGCATGGTTAGAAAATCCTGAACTGACCAGCATATTACAACTGTATGCAGAGAAAGCTAATCAAGAAGCTGGTTGGAACTTTAATATTAATTGTTACGAGACACCTCAAGTTTCCTTTTATGGTAAAGGTCAATTCTATAATTGGCATATGGATACCGGGGTAGAGACTGTATCTGATACATATGTAAGAAAACTTTCTATGAGTGTAACTCTTGATGATAATTTTAAAGGAGGAGATTTTCAGATACAAGATTGGGTACATCCACAAGACAGTAAGAAATTCTCTACTCTAAAAGACATGCGTAGGATAGGAAGTATAACGGTATTTCCGTCCTTCATGTTCCATCGTGTTACTAAAGTAAAAGAAGGAGAGCGATGTTCTTTAGTCTGTTGGTTTAGAGGTGAACCTTTTCAATAATTTTCTTGACAAGACTTGTATCTTATAGTAAGATGTGATTTGTAATTAAATAACTTTGGAATAGAGAAAGGTACAATGAGTAGATTACCTACAATATATATTGGATATGATCCTAAAGAAGACCTATACTATAGGGTACTAGAATATTCTATTAAGAAATATTCTTCTGAACCTATTAATATAGTACCTATTAAACAAGATAAGCTAAGACGTATGGGTATGTACCACAGGAACGGTGTACTAGATAACGGACAGGAAGTAGATGTCTTTGATCGTAAACCTTTTTCAACTGAGTTTAGTTTTACAAGATTTCTTGTACCTTTTCTAAACCATTTAGATGGTCAAGCTTTATTCATGGACTGTGATATGTTTGTTCGCGGAGATATCATGGAAGTCTTTCACAATAATACTAAGACTAATGCTGTTTCTTGTGTGAAGCATACCTATGTACCTAATGATAAGAAAAAGATGGATGGTAAATTACAACAAAGTTATTTTAGAAAGAACTGGTCAAGCTTTGTTCTATGGAATTGTGATCATCCTGAAATAGAAAATGAACTAACAGTATCAGATGTTAATACTAAATCAGGTGCTTGGTTACATTCCTTTTATTGGTCAGAAAATATTGGAAGCTTGAACGAGAAATGGAATTGGTTAGATGGCCATAGTTCTGAGAGTATACAGCCTAAAGCAGTACACTTTACTACAGGAGGACCACTCTTTAGGAACTGGGAAGGCAAGAGAGATATAGATAATTTATATGCTAAAGAATGGCAAGAACTATGCTATGAGATGAAACAAGAAGAAAGGCAAGAATAAATATGGTTAATTTTGTTACCTCTTTCAGCGGAAAGAACTACAGCGGATATGCTAAGAGTATGCTTGAGTCAGTAGTAGAACATTGGGAAGATGATCTAAAGCTGGTAGCTTACTATGATACGTGTAGTGATGAACAAATTGCAGAGTTTCCTAAGTCTCCTGTCATCGAGTATAGGGATTTAGATTTAGTAGAAGATCGTACTGCTTACCTTGAGCGTATGAAGCACCATGATGGCACAGAGAATGGTCAGATGGAATACAACTGGCGTATGGATGCTTTGAAGTGGTGTCATAAAGTATACGCCTTGACTGATTACTTTATGGAAATTTCTGAAGATGAGATTAAAGGTGGTTGGTTAATCTGGATGGATGCAGATGTAATCACACACAGTAAGCTTAATGAAGAAATATTGTTTGAGTCTTTTCCTAAAGATTCAGAGTTGGTACATCTTGGAAGAACGTCTATTGACTTTAGTGAGACAGGCTTCATTGCTTTTAATCTTGACTATCAAATGCCTCACTACTTTCTCGCAGACATTCGAGGATGCTATGACATTGGAGAAGTTGTAGCTTATCGTGAATGGACTGATGCCTTTATTATGACCCGCTTCATTAACATATATGCAGCACATGGTATGAAGGTTCATAACCTTACACCGGATGCTAAAGGATTGGCTGTCTTTGAACAGTCTTCTTTGAGCAAGTTTATGATGCACTATAAGGGTGATCGTAAGAATGAAGTAATGTCTGAACAAGGATTCTCTAAAGATGTAGTGCTTCCTCGTTATGGACAGCTTGCTACACTTGTTCGATGCTACAAACCAAAGAAGATTGTAGAGATTGGTACATGGAATGGAGGTAGAGCAATTGAAATGGCACTAGCTTCCTTTGAAAACATAAATAAATTTCACTACATTGGCTTTGATTTATTTGAGGATGCTACAGCAGAAACAGATAGCCTTGAACTAAATATAAAACAACACAACACTTATGATGCAGTCTTTAATCGTCTTACAGAATTTGCTGACAAGATGAAGGAAGACAACAAAACATTTACTTTTAAGTTACATAAGGGTAACTCACGTGATACACTCAGTAAAGCTAAGAAAGAATTAAAGAAAGTTTCTTTTGCTTTTATTGATGGTGGTCATAGTGAAGATACTATTAAAAGTGATTACGAAAATCTAAAGCATGTACCTGTCATTGTCTTTGATGACTTCTATTCTAAAGATGAGAATGGACATACAGTATCTCAGGAAAAAGTAGGCGTTAATAAACTTATTCGTGACGAGATGGAAGGTAAGCGTATGCACGTACTGCCTTCTCAGGATAAGGTTTCCGGTGGTGGGTTAGTACACCTTGCTGTCCTTCTTAATAATTCAAAGTTAAAAGATATTCCAATTGAACTTCGACGTATCCCTATCATCGTACATCCTAAAGACTGTGTACCTAAAGATGATATTGTAGATAACATTAATGCTAATCTAAAACTTATAGATAATTGGAACAGTGTACAACAATACTATGGACATTCAGAACATGCTATTATAGTATCGGGTGGTTCGTCTATTGACTTTGATAAGTTAAAAGAACTACAAGCAAAGACTAATGGTAAGATAGTATGTGTTAAGCACAGCTATCCTAAACTATTAGAGGCTGGCATAAAACCTTGGGGTTGTGTTATACTTGATCCTCGTACCATTGAAGGAGAAAGTACTCACGGTATTGTACGTAAAAGTTTGTTTGAGAACATAGACCCTAGCACTAAATTCTTTATTGCGTCTATGACCGAACCTTCAGTAACTGAATACATTATTAAACGAACATCTAATATCTATGGATGGCACGCTTATTCAGAAGCTATTAAGAATAGAATAAATAATAAAGAAGAATACCCTGAAGAAGAACAAATTAAAATACCTGATGATGTAACCTTTGTTACAGGCGGTACGTGTGCAGCCATGAGAGCAATAGGTATGCTACATATCTTTGGGTTTAGAAACTTTCATCTCTTTGGTTTTGATTGTTCTGTTCCAGATATTTCTGAAAAAGAACAAAAGGAAACTCTATTTGATGGTAAGGTTAAGCACATGAAGGTAGAGATGAACGAAAAAGAATTTTGGACTACCGGGGAATTGTTAGCAATGGCACAAGACTGTGAACAATTGTTTGATGCTCCTCAAATAGATATGAACGTAGAGTTTTATGCTAAATACAATACCTTGGCACAAGAAGTTTATTTGTCATCCCGTCATGGTAATAAAAAACACTACTCCAGTACGTTTAACTCCTAACAAAAGGAACTTATCATGCTAGAAAATATCACAAGTAACTTAGATGTTATTGTCCCTACTCTTACAGGTATCATTACTATTGCCAGTATCTTTATTGCAGGTACTCGTACACCTGATCCAGATACTATGCTCGGAAAGATATATAAAGCAGTAGAGTTTCTCAGTCTTACTGTTGGCAAGGCAAAACAAACAGGTACTAAACCTGTAGTAGTAGAAGAAGTACCAATGGTTAAAGGTGAGATTAAGGTAGTAAAAGAAAAGTAATGTGGTCTATTCTTTCTCCTATATTTAACTTCTTTACAAAAATACTTCCTTTAGTATTTGCTTTTAAAGCAGGTAAAGATAGTGCAAAAAAGAAAGAACTAGAAGTAGCAGTAGACAATGCAAATGAAAGAAACAAAATTGAAAACAAAGTTAACAAGCTTTCTGATGATGATGTTTCTAAGCAGTTGCGGAAGCGTTGGAGGAGAGGCGGCATTCTGTAGTTGGTCCTTTCCAATTTTAATCAGCGATGCTGACTCTCTCTCCAACGAAACTGCTAGACAACTATTAAGTCATAACCTAACATGGGAAAAATTCTGTGACTAAAGAATTAAATCTTAAACAAGAAAAGTTCTGTCAAGCATACGTCTTATATAGGAATGCTACTGAGTCAGCTAAGATTGCTGGTTACTCTGATGTGTCTGCACATACACAAGGTCATAGACTAGTACAGCGTAATGATATACAGGAAAGAATTGAAGAGTTAGAAAAAGAATTAGAAACTAATATTGATGTCATCACTGAGATTGAAAATCAATATACATATGCTAAGAATAATGGGCATACGAACAGTGCAATTAAAGCTTTGGAAGTTTTATCTAAGATCAGAACATCTAAAGATGACGAAGTTCCTAAATCAATTGCAGAACTAGAGGATGAGATAGTTAGAAGTTTAGAAATACTAGGTGAAGAAAGATCATCTAAGATTTTCTTACAATGTAAGTGGTTTGAGGAGGAACAAGAAGAAATCGAAGCCATATAAAGACCCATGAGTAGGGTTAACGATAGGCTTGGCTACCCTTACCCCAAAAATACACCACTTCTTCTGTGTGGTCTTCCTAGAGGCTTATGGAGGCATTGCCCTATAAGGTGACATTTTTGAGTACACAAATATAACAAACAGATTATTTTTATTATTCTGAATAATTATTCTCCTTTTCTATAGGGGGATGTTTACCATTATGCATGTGCTGAATGGATTTCATTTCTTCTTGAAGCTTACTTATTTGAGCATGTACCATTCCCTTACGTTTATACTCTTTAGCTAAGTTATCAGGAGAAAGGATAGAAGTAAGTACCCCTATCTGACTACGTAAAACAGCTACGTTATTCTCTACTACATCTTGTTCTCTATTTAACTCATCTATATATTTTTTTATCTCTCTCTGTGTAGACTTTAACGCAGCTACCTGTGCACGTACCAACGCCCATGCGCCTGAGAGAGATGCTACTACAGCACCTACTTGAAATAGAAACTGTGCGTCCATCTCCATTTATAATTAATCCTCTCCAATAACTACATCAGGTGGATCACCTAGTAAATTACTATTCATGTAGAAAAGTTCTAGCTTTGACATATCTTGGCGAAGATTACTTAACTCTCGTGCATAAGAGTTACCTGTTTTTTCTCTTAGTTGCCGTTCTCTATCTTTCCAGAACTTACTATTTTGAGATTGTCTGATAGGTTTAAGATCACCTCTAATGATAGAACCTATTGAGTTTTTAGAAGGTACTACACCTTGTAAATCTACAGATCGTAGATACTTTCGTAGTTTAGCGTCTCCCACAATTCCCTTCATATCTTTAAACAGCTTATGCATACTCTGTTGCCCTACAAACTGCTGCTGTAGAACTTCATCATAATCTTTTAGTATATTTTCAGGAGTATATAAGGTACGTGGGTCAGACAACTGCTCTCTTAAATCAATTCTAAAGTCATTAGCAATATCTTTCCCATTAGAGTTAATAGTATTTAAACTATAACCCATAACTTTTTTAGGATCAAAGACCTGTTCTTTAGTACCAAAGTATAAACCATTCTTTTCTAATAGATCAAAGAATCCTTCTGCATCATCACCTGTATTACCAAATGTTTGAGGGTAGAAAAATCTTTCTGCATCTGTACCCATCTCACCAAAGTTTTCAAAGACGTTAGCATCCTGTGCCATGTCTCTTACCATCTTAGTGTATCCCGGTTCTACTGTTTTAACTAATTTAAGAATCGAATCATCCGGTAGACCTTCTCCTGATATTACAGACTTAACTATATCAAACATAGGTTTACCTGCTTCTACTGCAAGAGAAGGACTAAGATAAGGTTTAAAAATATTTGTAGCTGCTCTGTACAAAGACTTATCTAAATCTTTTGTTACGTCCTCACCCCTACCTGCCTTCAGCATTATAGGCATAATAGCATCAGCTAGTTGTTGATCAGGGTTAAGATAACTTAAATTTATATAAGTAGGATTACCATCTTTATCTTCTCCTGTTATTAAAAGAGCAGCATCTTTCTCCCAATCAGGTAAAGAACTACGCATTTTTTCTAACAGTTCTGAATTACCTGCAGCTTCATTAGCTGCATAAGCACCAGTATAGATTGCCCCTTGTGCTGCATACCATTGACCTAGACGTTTAAGACCTTGATTACGTAAGACCTTGTTTCCTGTTTCAAAGCCTTCAATCATTTCATCTGAACCTAGCTTTAAAACATTATAACTATTTCTTAAACGCTCGGCAGGATAAGCAGTAAATGTACCTAGCACAGGTACTTGTCTCATCTTTTCTAAAAGAGGAGGTATACGACTATAGATAGGAGTAATGTTAGCAGTGTTAATAGAAGCTTTTTCTTTTATATAATCTTCTTTAGTAGCTGTACCGGGGGTGATTTGATATTCTCTTTCAAAGTCTGCTAGTTTTTGCTGTCGTGCTTCAGGACTATAGTTATCAAATACATCTGAAGCTTTTTTTCTTTCGTTAACATAAGCACCAAATTTAAAAGCATCATCAGAAGCACCGTATGCTTTCCTTGCTGCCTTAGATACTCCTCTTCCCGGTTTACCTAAGACAGAACCACCACCACTTATAGTAAATTTTTCTATAAATGTACCATCATCCATACGTTCACTAATATCTCCAAACCTTCTTAGTGTTTGGTTAAGATCAATACTTGATCCTTGTAATCCCATTTCTTTAAATTCATTTATCAAAGATTGTTGTAATTCGTTGTCTGATTTTCCTCCCTTATACATAGACTTCCATGCTGTTAGTCCATCCTTTACTCCTTTAACATTACCACTAGCTGCTGTATAACCTACTGCACCAGCTATGTTTCTTAGTTGAGACAAAGGACTATAAATTGTTTTACCTGCCTTTGTAAAACCTTGGACATTCATAACACCACGAGATAAACTACCAATTAAATCATCTCTCGTAGTTAAACTTGAACCAATAAAATCTTCAGTCAATAACTCTTTAAGTTTTAATCCTTCTTCCTTTGTAATGTATACATTTTTAAGATCATCACCTATCCTACCAAAGGGAAGGTTCATTACAGTGTCTTCAAGTTCTGGCTGCTTACCTTTAAATGCTTTCTTCTGTACACTACCTGCTAAAGATATCACATCATCTACACCTAGCTGTTGTGCAGCAGTAGCAGGATCAGTAGCACGTACCCCCACACCCCTACGTATAGCGTCTCCAGCTATATCTGCAGCAGTGTTAGACCTAACGGCAGTATCCATGATAGCATTTATTGTCTCTGCTACACGTAAAGCAGGGCGAGTATTGTAACCTAGTATTTTCTTTACTGTTCTAGGAAGTTCTTGTGTATCTAACTTCTTTTCAAATGCGCCTGTTTCTTTTCTAAATTGTCTTGTAGGTTTATATAATTGTTCTGCAAATTGACGAACTGCCTTGTCTTCTAAAGAAGCACTTCCTACTCTTATACCCTTCTCATCTATATATTTTTTAGTAAAGCTACTCCATCTTTTATTAGAAGGATCATCTCTCATATTTACTTTTAATTCTTCTAAAATATTAGGTTCATCTTTTAAAAACTGATCAAAGTTTTTTGCACGTTTAGTTGTTGCATATGCTTCAGGAACACTCCTTACATAGTTTGCGTCTTTATTAAATGTACCTATAGTTTGAGGATTTAGCTTAGAAGATTTTCCATATTCAAATGCCCTATCTCTTACAGTAAAGAAATTATCTATTACAGTTCGTGCATCAACACTTCTATCTGCTAGTTGTCCTAATGCCTCCTCATCCCCCTGTAAAGCTTTATTAATAATGCTCTCTTGTCCCTCAACAAACCGCTTATCTGCTGCAGACAATGAACCAGATGAATCAGTAACAAAATCTCTTTTAATAATCTCATCTAATTCTTCAGTAAGTTCTTCTCCTTGCTGTTTAACACTAGATGCTTCTCCTGATCTACGTTCTATTAACCTTCTTTGAGTTTCTGATACTCCTGCAGTAGGAGATAAGTTTCTTTCTAACCATGCGCTTGCTCGTTCTACACTAGGTATTTCATTAACATACTTATAAGGAGAAGAAGTTTTAATAGCTGTTGTACCAATACCTCCAACTGTAGCTACACCTACTCCTAATAAAGGACTAAGTGTACCTTCAGCTATACCTTGTATTGCTATTTCAGTAGGGTTAATTTCTTCTCTTAGGTTTAAATCTATTTGAGTATTTTGTTTATCATAGTTTTGATATGCACCACCTGTACCAGCAACCGCACCTTCTGCAGCTAAACTTTTCAAGACTGCAGGTGAAATAAGTGTTTTCATCTTTGCCTGAATATACTTTTTTACTCCTTGTTTAGCTGCTTCTTTTGTAGCTTGTATTGCTACTGTACCGCCACCCGCAGTAAACGCACCTGCAATAGCTGAAGCAAGATTAGTAGGATCAGTAATTCCTCCTATGCCATAATCAACTATAGCAGCCAACTTAGGTGCAGAGTCTTCTCCAAAGCTAGGCATTCTGTTAACAGCATCCATAGATACACCAAGCAAATGCCTATCAGTGTCATCCATATCCTGTACTTTATTTCCTACTTGAACAGTATCTAAAAGATTAGATTCAAAGTATCTATTCTGTGTAAGAAAAGCATCAAGGATATCTTTGTTATTACCATATGCTACTGGTTCACCTAAATTCTCTAGCGAATAGTACATTGCATCTATAACATTCTGATCTTCTTGTAGACCATCATAAGATGTAGCGGCAGGTTGTGCTTGTTGTTCTTCAGACATTATTTTGGTTGTAACCTCATAGAAGTATTCTGACGTACATTTTCCTTAGAGGGGATTCTAGAATTTGCCTCTGTTTTATTTACAGTTTTTAGAGCAGAAAGTATAGCATTCTTAGTTGCACTATCTACTCGACCACTGTTAGCTATTGCTCTTGCTGCTGGCGGATTTTGTTGAACAGATGTTATAATAGATTCTACATCCCTTGGTTCTAATGTTCCTGCAGCCGCTGCTTTTTTCAGTGCAATATTAAGAGTAAGTATCTTCATCTCGCCATCAGCTTTTAATCTGGCATCCTCTACATCTAAACCAGCAACAGCTAATTCATTTGCCCTCTTTTCTTTAGCATCATTCTGCATCTTCTCTGGCATATCTCCAAACGCAATTGCTAGTTGTTGAGTAGTATGTTTTTCTGGATCAGCGGCAGCAAACTTCAATAGTCCTGCAGCAACATCTAATGCGCCAAATTCCATATCTTTATTCTGTGCTGCTAAGATTCTTCTTTTCTCTGCACTAAGTTTAGCTTGTTCTTTATTCACATCTTTTTGTGATGCTATCACATCTGATATACTACTTAAATTATTATTGCTATTTATTGTTGTCATAATGTTTTTAAGAAGTTCCTCCTGACCACCTTTTCCTTTAGTGATTGTTTGTTTTTGTTTTTGATCAGGTGTGATAGTCCCTTGTCCTAGAATATTATTTTTCTCTTCTAAATTTTTTCTAGCCTCTTCTAATCCTTTTCTAGTACCTCCAAAATTTTCACCTATTACATCAAATTGTGCATCTGCTTTATCAACATACTGTCCAGCTTTTTTATACAAACTTTTAGCTGGCTTAACTAACATATCCATTATAGCAGGAGAAAACGCTTCTTCTTTTACCTCCACTTCTTCTGCTTCGCTTACCATCTCTCCTTGTGCTAAAGTAACTAAACCTCCCTTCTTAAAGCCAAAGTTACCACCCACATTAAACTCTTGTCCTCCTGCTCCACCGGGAGTAGACTGCCCCGGCTTAGTAGCATACTCTGCTGGAGTAGCTAATATACTTCTACCTATCTGCCTACCTAAATTTTGAACTTGTGAAAATTCTTCTTCAAATCTAGGAGAGTCTTCATTAATAAATTCTTGACCCTGAGATAAAGATTCTCTGTTAGCTTTTTCTGTAATCTCTTCTTCTTGTTTTTCTAATAAAGAAGGTTTTTCAGGTTTTCCTCCTTCAGCTAAAGCAATCAAACCACCTTGGTTAAGACCACCAAATGCTTTACCTGCACCTAAAGCTAATCCTCCTATTCCTGCCGCTTGTTGCAAGAACGAAGGGGCAGGTGTACTACTTTGTGTCCGTGTTAATGTAGAGGCAGGAATAGGTGCCGAATATCCTCTTACAATAGCATTATAATCTTGTAAACTTCTTTCAGGAAATGTTCTTGCAATCTCATATTCATCTTGTGCTATATCTAAACCGCGTTGTGATTGTGCTTGACGTTGTGCACCAACAGCTTCAAGACCAGTTAATTCTCTTATACGTTGAGCAGGAACTTGTGCACCTAATCCTGTAAACTGTGCACCAGCCTGTCTTTCACGATCACGCTGTTGTTGTAGTCGTGCTTGTGCATCTTCAAAAGCTGCAGCACTACCACGTGCTTGTATATCTCCTAACCTTTGTTGTAAGTTACGAGACTGTTCTGCTTCAAGAATAGCATGACGAGAACCACCAAATCCTCCTGCCTTTACAGCTTGTGCACCAATCCGCTGACGTTCTACATCACCTAATCTTTCTGCTTCTCGTTGTTGTATACCTATAACATTCTGTATAAATGGATTTGAGAATTGACTTACTGATTCAGCAGTAGGTGCTTGTGCACTAGATGCAGTTAATCCAGTAGCTATATCAAAGAATGGTTGACCCGCTCCTACTTGTCCCTGTAATCCTGTAAATGCTTCTTCTTGTTCTTCAGAAAAACCTGCGATACGTGGACCATCAAAAGGTACATATCCTTCATCTTCTCTTCGTTCTTGAATAGCTTGTCCCTTTTCAAGAATATCTGTTACAAAAGGTTTAAGTTCATCAGGAATAGTAGCTTGCTGAGTAACAGTAGATGAAGCAGCTGGAGGAGGAGGAGGAGGTGCACCACCACCACCAAATTGTACAAGATTAGTATTAGGATTAATTGTTCCTGAACCACCCATTGCACGCAAGACTGCCATCTCTTGCTGATTAACATGAGCAAGTTCAGTGTCTCCGTCAATACCTTTACAAGCTAACTCCTCATACAAAGTATTATACAGACAAATCTTATCTGTAATTGTAAGATCATTAACAAAATTTTTCAAGTCCATCACTATATATCCCTTGTTATAACAGTGTAGTATTTTTTAAAGTTGTATTTCTTAGTCATCTTTAACCAACCATCTCTAGCATAACCTTCTATTCTTTTTATCCCTAACTCTCTTGCCCATTTAATTATGGGAGAATCATCACACATTCCATAATCAAACCACTTCTTAATTGTATGCGGTTTAGTCCCAATAAGAGGCATTGATAATGCTTTAAAATTAGGATACTCTAGTATCTGAGTAATGCATATTCCAAACATACCATCTTCTTCATCTACTGCTACCCATAATTGTTGTTGACCATGTATTAATGAGTAATATATATCTTCTATATTTCTTTCTCCCATACTTCTATCTAATGGTTTCTGTATGAAATCTTTAATATAAGGCCAAGTAACTTCTATGCAGTTTGTTTGTATTCTTATTATGTTCATTAATATCCATTAGTATTAAAAGGACTATATGGTGGTAATGGTTGTGGTTGTGTAGTATTCGTTGGTTGCATCATTGTATCTTCTATCATTACTGTATCTACAGATTGTTGTGGCATCATCATAGGTGCTTGTAAAGGCATAGGTGGTGGAGGTGTAGGCATTCCCATCATAGATGGTGCAGGAACTGAAGGTGGTAAAGCAGGAGGCATAGCACCTAAAGGGGGAACAGGATTAGGCAGACCAGTAAAGTTAGGTGGAGGTGTGGGCATAGATTGAGAAGTAGCAGGAAGACTGCTTAATCCTCCATAAGCCATAGAAGGTTGTTTACCTAAACCTGTTGGCTGTTGTGAGTACTGTGCCTGTTGCTGCTGCATAGGTAACTGTTGATTACCTTGCATGTAACTACCTTGTCCCATTAATATTCTCCAATTATCTTATGAACTAATGTTCCTGTTTTTTTAAAATCATAACCACTTAAAGTTTTAAGTAAACCATCTCTAACAATACTTTCTATTCTAACACATCCTTGTTGTTTAGCATATTCTAGAATAGAAGAATCTTCTTTCCAACATTCATGTACCCAGTCCTTAACTTTAAAACCACCTCCTCCTACAAGAATTATCTGATATACTTTTTGAGTAGGGTATATTACTACTTGTGCGTTACAAGCTACTAGTATAGAGTTATCTGTATCTTTAACTATCCATAAATCTTGATAACCTTCACATAAATAAGTATATATGTCTTCTAATCTTGTTTCTCCAAAACTCCTATCTAACGGTTTAGCTAAAAGATCAGAAACAAAAGACCACATATATGGTATAAGTTCTTTATCTACTTTTATAATTTTCATTTAGGCTAACTGTGCTAGTCCTTGTTGTGGATTCATTTGTTTCTGTTGTTTTGTAGTACCAAAAGACTGTTGTCTAATACCCTTCATAAAATGATCTAGCTGCTCTGCTCCTGCATTAGAAGAACCATTACCTAACATAGCTACTACGTCCGCAGGTATAACATATTCATCCCTACTTAGCAACGCTTTATCAGGATTGTTTCCTTCTACTTCAAACAACATTTGGTCTGACATACCATCACCTTGTCCCACTACCTGACCTTCATAATAACGACCTATATCTCCTCCCTCTGCATAGTATTGACTAATACCACCACCTTCAGCAAAACCGGGAATAAACTGCTTTAGTGTCTCTAGTATAGAATCCATAGAAGATTTATCACCTTGACTATCCATGCTGACAGGATTAGGTATATCAGATGAATCACTTAATGCTATTTGTTGACCAGTATAAATTTTATCTGGATTAGAAATTTTACCTAAATTAGCTTTCATAATATCATCTACAGACATACCTGATTGAGCAGCTAACTGACTTAAAGTATCTCCTTGTTGTACAGTATATGGAGTATCTATACGTTTATCAACCATAGTTTCAGAAAAAACATCTGGAGAAATAGAATTTAATCCTGTTCTTTGACCAACATTGCTTGGAACATCTATCTTAAACTCAGATAAGAAAATATTTTCTGCTACATCTCTTGTAGGTTTTTTCATATTAGTATGATGAATTTCACCATAAGCATTTAACATTGCTTCTGTATCACCCTGTGCTATAAGTGGTAAATACTGGTCACTGCCATCAGCTAAATTTATATTAGCATAAAATAATTGATCTTCTTGCTCAGAGGTTAAAGACAATACATTTTTTTCTAAATCTTTTGTACTCTTAGTAGAGTTTATATTTAAAGTTTTTAACCACTGAGGAATATCTTGTTCTGCATCTCTATAAATTTTCTGTAATCTATTTGCAGCAGTTTTTACTGAATTATGTTCACCCTTTTTAGCTTTAGGATCAACCTTCGTTAACCATTGATAGTTACCTCGTGCACTACTTTTATCATTAATCCTATCTCTTCCTCCACTACTCTCTACATCTCGTGTTCTTTTAGCAAATTCTATAAAAGGAGCAGGGTCTGTTGCTCCTATCCTATTCATCATATGTTGTAAAGATATAGGCAAGAAGGACATTTGTTCTGGTTGTCCACCCCCATTAAAACTAGGGTCATTATTAGAACTATAAGAACTGTAATTTCCATTAGTCATACCTCCTTCTGATAAACCTATTAAACCTCCACTTGCTACAAACCTATAAGGAGAAACTAAAGGTTGAGCATCGCCACCCTGAATATAACGATTACGTATTTCTTCTGTAGTTCCAGCAGGTCGTTGTTCTCCACCAACTAACCTACGAGTACGAGGAATATAGGATGATCCTGATAGAGTTAAATCTTCTTCTTCAAACTCACCATATTCTGGTGGTTGGGTTAATACATTACCTACTGCTCCTATATATGTACTGGGAGAACTAGCTAATTGACCTGCTCTTTCAGAAAAAGACATATCACTTGGCATCATTCCTGCATCTATAGATTGCGATCTTGTTAAATATCCACCACCTAAGTCTCCACTTGATACTTTATTTAAATCATCAGCACCAAAAAATTGTTTAAACTCATTGGGTGGTTTGTAAGTTGTAGGATCAATACGTGCAAATGCACCTGCAGGTATGTTTGGTGCGGTAGTGGTTAAAGCTTGTCTTGAAGCTACATTTGCAGCTTGGTCTGACAGAAAGGATGGATTAGCCGCAATATTGGACCGCAATGGCGCAATGGTTTGTCTTAGCGGAATTGGCGGACCTAGCGGCTGCCCGAGGAGCGGCGGGCCAATAGGTGTGGGTGCTGCTGTTAAACCAGCCGCAGATGCCGATGCTACTTGTGATGCTGCAGTATTACCCGCTATACTAGCAGTAGTAGAACCTATAGCACCCGGTACTGCTTCTCCTACACCTGTGAATGCTGCTTCAACACCTAATTCACCAACACCACCCATCACACCTTCTGATCCAATTGCATCTAAACCTGTAGGTGCGCCTGACAAAAATCCGGCTGTAACACCTGACATTAAACCACCTAGTGCAGCTTGTCCTACGCCTTGACCAGCAGCAAGTCCACCAGCAAAACTACCTAGTCCTGCCATTGCACCAACTGCCCACATACTTGAACCAAAAGTAACTGGTGCTAAAGCTGCACCAGCAATTGCTCCTATTGCGGGAAGAAGAGATTTAAAACTAAATGCTTCAGGTAATCCTGTGTCTGGATTAATTGTTAACTGACCTAAAGAAGATAAACCTTGTAGTTCATCATCCCTAACATGAAGCAGATGTGTATCTCCGTACCTACCTTTTTCTTCTAACTCTTGTGCTACATCAGCATAAGGAGGTTTTTCTGGTTGCACCATACCACCCTCTGCTCTACCTAATACAGGTAAACCAGTCTGAGGATTAAACCCTTGACCACGCATAGCTGTTATTTGCTGTGCTTCCATAGGAGACATATGCATAAGAACAGGATTAGTAGGGTCTTTCATAGCCAAAAGTCTAGGAATACCCCGTTGAGGTGGTTGCATATAAGCCATTTATAAAACTCTCTGTGGATTCATATAATTAGATTGTGCTAATGTCATATCTGCTTGCATAGTACTCTGATTAGTATACAATGGTTGTTGTTGATTCGCCAGTCCTACAGTAGTTGTCTTACCAAAATACTCTGGTTGTTGAGTTAAACCAGTATTCATATTTTCTAAATAAGTATTATTCAGTAAATCTTTATATGTTGTACTTGTCATTAGTTAAAGTCCACCCATCCTGTTCCACTTACAAAGCCTCGAAACTTACTTGCACTTGCAGCAAATACTACATTACCATTAGAAGGTCTTCCTATAGAAGCTACAGTTACTACTGTTAATATATTAGAAGTTGGTCTAGCATCCAACTCATTATCTCTTGACTCTAATAAAAACTTTAATTCATCAGTATATATTAATAATTCTCTATAAAATCTTTGTAGGTCATCTGCTTTTAAATTAGTATAGTCAGGTAAGTTAGGATAAAGCATTATCGTTTACCATCCGGTTGAGCAGCTAGTCGTACACTACCCCATCTCCACGATGTACCTAGAAGTCCCGTAGAGACTCGTACATTGCCTTGTCGTCCTCTTGCTCTAAAGTCTACCTTCTTTGTACTACGGTTGATAGTGAACGGTCCTATGCCTATTGTAGTGGCAGCAGGATATTCTTGTGTATTCATTTTAAATTGTAGTACACCAGTATCATTAAACGTATAGTCAGGAATAAGCCTATTAACAAACATCATGTCTGTTCCGTCTGCTATATCAAAGTCAGATGATTCAAGAAAGGATGTAAGAGCAATAGAAGTATCTCCAGTAAATACAGAAGTAGGTTCATTTGCCCAGATAAATTGACCTGTGCTTGTAGGTATACTTACCGCTGGGTTACCACCTGCTCCTGTACCAGCTAATTCTCCTGTAGCAACTGTACTTTGGAATACATTGCTGTCTGCAAATGTAGTATAAAATCCTGTACCATAAGTCCATACATCTTCCATATAGTTATATGCTACATAGGCGTTAGGTTCACTAGATTCTCCAGAAGGATACAGCCAAACTATTTCGTGAAACTCAGAATTAATAGCAGCAAATATTTTATCTTTATTTACTAAGTTAATATTATCATAAACAAATCTACGAACAGTACAATCAAGTTTACGTACTCTTCCATCAAAGGCATAGAAGTTATTCTCTCCCATCCAGAAAGATGCACCATCAACAGCTACTGCTGCATGAGGACCAATAGCACCACAGTTGCTTCCTAATAGTGTAAGGCTAAAGATAAAGGGAGGACCAACAAATTGTAAAGCATACATACCATTATCAGTAAAGACATGGATTGCATTACGTCCTCGTATTGCACCTTCAATACGTGTACCTTCAATTAGCTGTAGTTCACCAGAAGTAGAAGAAACAGATGGTGTCCAATTAGTAAAGTCTTCTTGATCTGACCATCTAATTAGTAATGGATTAAAGTCTCCATTTCCAAATTCATTAGTTCCTAAAGCAATAGCATGTCTATCATTAGGGGATACGACTATGCTATTAATAGTAGAAGGACTTGTACTAACAATAACTGCTCTTTCAGGTGTAATACTTGCATCAGCATCCCAGTGAAATAACTGGCTACCTCTACGTACAGCTAACAAGTCTTCGCCCCAAGTATCTAAAGACCATTGAGTAGCAAGGAAAGTAATGTTAGAAGATAAAGCAGGTCTACTCCAACCCCTACCTCCAGCAGCAGATGCTAAACTTGTACCTGCATTATATACTCCTGCTCCATATCCTAAACCTTGTATATTATTTGATTGACCAGAAGGAATAAGAAAACTAGCTACTCCTTTACCACCTGTCACAGTACTAACTGCAGTATGTAAAGTACTTACATAAAAATGATTTAAGCCACTAGTGGAAGCAACTACATAAACTGGTCCACCAAAAGATGTAGCAGCAAAGTTAGTACCTTGTGTAAAACCATTTAAAGAACAATTAGAAAATTGTATACCGTCTCCTACACTAGTTCCGGTATTATTTAAACTTACTTCTATTAATTTACTTCCTGTTGCAGTGGCAAAACTTCCTTTTGTTCCTAATGAACCAATAGAAACTATACTATCAATAGGAGTAATATCAAAATTAACATCTCCAGCTAAAAGAAATAATCTTTTCTCCGTACCAACTGATAGAAGTTTTTGTGTGTTATCATTTGCCCATGTAAGTAAATCTCTACCTACACCAGAAAAAGCAGTTGAATGTTGTTTCTGATAACCTCTTAAATTCTCTGGCTTACCCCTTCTAAAACGCACACGATCACCATCAAACCAAGAACCTGCTTCAGCGTACTGAGTAGTCTCTCGGTGAAATCCCGGTTTAAAATCTAGTTTAAAAAATTTAGAAGAGGTGGATGTCATTTCTTATCGCCCAAAGTTTTTAATTACAACTGAATCTACAGCAGAAGTTTCTCTTACATTATATACAAATAAGTCTACTGCACTTACAGAGGTACTTAGGACAGGAACAGTACCAGCCGGGAATTTATATGCTCCTCCAAATACCATAGTCCTTGACCCTGTACCATCTTGAATAAGATATATTGTTCCTGATTGACCAACTGTAGGATTAGAAGGATTTTGTAAAGTGACATTAGCTGTAAGAGTAACAGAAAAAGAATTATTAACTGCAAAGTTAGGGGTAATAGAAGTAGAACCTACTAGTGTAGTAGGTGTATTAAATACTTTAGAAGTAAATCCTGTAGCTGATGTAAAGGAAGCTGTACCTTGAAACACTTTATTTCCTGATATATTAGAAGATACAGAAGCTTGAACATACTTTACATCAGCAGATGATACAGGAATTAGTTCATTAATTGAAGTACCAAAATTTAATTCAGAAGCAGTTCCTAAATCTAATCCTAGATTATTAAGAGCAAAAACAGAAACACCATCACAGTATATTAGTTCACTAGAACCTACAGGAATTGCTCTACCTGTTCCTCCTGTAGCTGCACTAGTTTTAACTGTAAGTGTTGAACTGCTTACTCTGGTTGATTCATCATTAATAATATAAATTTTAGATTTCGCAGGAATGATTACATTAGTATTAGCAGATACTGCACCAGCAAATTTTAAAATTGCATTTCTTGATTGTACTACACTACCATTACCTAAAGGTAAAACAACATCAGTTCCTCCAGTACAGACATGAACAGAAGTATATCCAGTAATAGCAGTATCAATTAACTTAATGACATTATCATTGAGAATTGTACCCCAAGTATTAGGATTTTCTCCATCAGTTTGAAGTTCTAATCTTAAATTATCACTAAAAGTAGCCATTGCTGTTTTCCTTAAAAAGAGTTATGTTTTAAATTAGATGGTTTACCTACTGCTATAATATAACCAGCAGTATCTGATTTAGGAGGCGCGCCGGAAAAATCTTTAACAGGTATGGAAACAGAAAGAATACTTGTTTCGTCTTTAGAAGAATCTAAATAACTTCCTAAAATTTTATTCACAATAAATCCTAAAGGAGGATTTAAATTTAAACAATCTTTAGTTATAAATTTTTTGGACACACTTTGACGAAGTGCTTCTCTTCCTTTAGTATCTGCAAGTGCTATATCCATTATATCTTTCTCTGTTCTACAGATATAAAAAGTTGCTACCTTGTCACCCTCAGACCAAGTTACTGAAGATTTGTTTACTTCCTGTGCTGTGGTACAAGAAGGAAGTACACTAAGAACAAGTCCACAAATAAGATATTTTAAATATCTCATTAGTTTTATTCTTCTATCCTTGGATCAGTAGGCCAATCATTAAACTCTGAGGCTTTCTTACCTGCATCAAACATTTCTTCTGTTATCACTGTTATAGCTTCAAGACCTGCAACATCTGTCGCTGCATCTATGGCAGTTTCTAAAGCTATAGCTTTTGCTCTAAGATCAGAACGCCACTTAGACACAGCAGCAGGAATAGCTTCGTCAGTTTCTATTTTTCTAATATGATACCAGTCTGTTTGAGTAAGATTGCTAGAAAGAACAGAACTAACATGATTCTTCATCACAACTTTAATACTAGCCATATCTCTAGCAGTCTGTGTCTTTGCTACAACTACCCTATCCTCTTCTACAGTAGGAGAAGATTCAGAGGTTGTATAAAACATATTATTAATTGAGTTACCAGTATATACATAAGGTACAATACCTAGTGCTTTTCTAGCTACATCTGTCCATGCTCTAGTAAAGATTGAAACAGGGTATTGAATACCATTAATTGTCATACCTTTAGGAGTGTTAATAATCTCTACTAACTGACTGCCCATGATTCTTGCCCACATATTCTTAGTTCCTTTTTAAATTATCTACCGTAAATTGGAGGTAGTGTACCGTTTCCGCCTATGTCAGCCATTGCCATATATACATATTCTTTTCCACTTTGATTTGAACTACCATGAGTTGATAAAACTTTAAACCCGTCAGCTAAAAAATCTACGCCTAGTAAACTTCCACTTGATCTTGATCCTGCT